CTAAGTGCAACAACCGCGAAGCACTACGTGATTCAAGAGGGTAACGGGCAATAAGTTCATCAGGTAATTCAAAGGAAAAGTCAGACAGTTGCATATTTAGAAAAAAACACCGCAAAAATTGGGCCTAGTATAAACTTTTTCGCTTTTTTATGGCTGTGCTTATGGCCTAAATCATGAAAAATGTTTAAATGATCTAAAAGTGAACGATAATATTCACTTAGGGTTTGACAAGTTTTACAAACGCGCTAATATACGCAACACAAACATACTTCCTCTCCCGAGGTGGTGAAATTGGTAGACGCGGCGGACTCAAAATCCGCTGTCAGAGATGACGTGTCGGTTCGAGTCCGACCCTCGGGACCAGATTCAGAATCTATTAGATTCTCCAAAGCCCCAAGCCTTATATATCAAAGGCTTGGGGCTTTGTCGTTTCTGGCGTTTATGTTTTTTAACGGTATTTTTCGGGATAATTCGGTATAAGACCCCACACGTTACCCACACTAGTTCAGGAGTAAAATGTACAGATCTATTTATCAAACCAAAAACGGTAAATGGCGTGTTGAGATTGGCTTTGATAAAAATACAAGGCCTACAAAAATTTGTGAGACTGAAGCTGCAGCTAAACGCTGGGCGAAAGAAAAAGAAAGAGATTTAATTTTAAATGATGCAACACAAAAGGCTATTAAAAACAAAATAGTTATTACGATGCGTGAAGCACTGGGGCGTTATTCAGAAGAAGTATCGAGATTTAAAGCTACTGGAAAAAAAGAGATGCAAAGGATCCGTTATTACCAGGATAATTTGCCCAATACCGATTGGCCATTAAATGCATATAAGGGTGAGTTTTTAAAGCAGTGGGAGAGTGCTGTCACTCAACGCACGATTAAGCCTTTAAAGGCATCTACCATTTTGCGGGATTATTCGACGCTGTCTGCTTTCTTTAACTGGTGCAGGAAAGATAAAGGCTGGATTGAAATTAACCCTGTTGAGAACATCCGGAAGCCCAAAAAACCAGCTCACCGTGAACGCCGGACAGAATTAGAAGAACTACAAGCTATTTTAACTGCTTTAAAATATAAGCCTGGAACTGTGCCAGTAACTAAAATGCAGGAAGTAGGTTTGATTTGGCTTATTGCTATGGCCACAGGTATGAGATCCGGAGAGATTGTAAACCGTTTACCTGAGCATATTTTTTTGAATAAACGTTATGTACAGTTAGATAAAACTAAAAATGGGATGGCCAGAAAAGTACCTTTAGATGATTTTGCATTGCAACTTTGGACGTTGGCTTTGAAAATCAATCGGAAGGGTAGCCCAAAAGTATTTACAGTTTCAGACTCTTCGCGCGATGCTTTGTTTAGAAAAGCGAGAAAAAAAGCAGGGTTAGAAAATGCTGATTTAACTTTTCATGATTCAAGGCATGAAGCCGCCTCACTTATGGCCAAACGCATTAAGAATGCGCTGACCTTGTGTAAGATATTTGGATGGAAAGATCCTAAGCAAGCTTTGACTTATTACAATCCAACTAATGATGAAATTTTGGATGAGTTAAACCAGAGCTTAGGGTTGTCTAAGTTATTAAAATAAATATTTATTTTTTTTGAATAAAATCTAAATCTTTATATTCAATAATTTTGATTTTATTAGTTGAGTTTATTAAGAGAACTTTGTCACCCATAACTTCTATTAAATACCAAATATCATTTGATCCTTTTATTTTTGATTCGTTCATATATTCTTTTTTAAATGTCAGTAAATAATTGGCTTCATTCGCACCTAATGATATTGGTTGCAAACAATATGCACTGAATATTGAGAGTCCTGAAATGGTAAATAAATACTTATATAGTTTCTCTTTAAGTAATTTCTCTTCAATCTCTTGATTTTTATGAATAATAGTGCTTCCTAAGTTTATTTTTTTTAATTTTAAATTATATTGTCTAAAAGCTAAAGAAGTTAAATATCCAAAGTTTGAAACAAAATAAGCATTTAAGAAATCAAAATATTGAAGGTTAAGCACTGATAAATCATTGTTGTTTTTGGTGAAAAATAAGAATATTAATGTTGAGGTGAATATGATGAATACAGTAGCAAAAAAATAAAAAATTGCTTTTCTAACTTTAGGTTTTTTTCCAATTTTACCAATAATATAGCCAAAAATAAAAAAAACGATTCCTGTAAAAATTACTTTTAGGGATGTTAGAAAAAGAAATTGTGGTGTAATATTAGTAATAAACCATGGGATATCTAATGTTTTATAAAATGCATATTTATAAAATAAACAATATCCCAAAGCTATAAAAACTAAAACTATTAATATTTCATATAAATTTATTTGGATATGATTTATTTTTTTATTTAACATTTACTTTCTTTCCGTCTGAAATTTATGCATCTTAGTATATAAATATTTAAGATGCACTGACCGCTTTAATTTTTTAAATATAATATATTCGACTTATCAAACGCCATTCCGAAGCTAATCACATCAGTAGCTTTCCACCTTGGAACTGTCCGATCTCCTGTAGCCGATGTTGGTAACTCTCGACATGGTGGAAAGTTTTCGTTGCTAATAATATGCCGTTTGGTGTAATCCAAAGAATATTTAAAATAACTCGCGATGTCTTGCTCATCCCACAGTTGGCATTCTATTGGGATAATTGGTTTAGCATCAATCTGCTTTAAAATTTTACGAAGTACTTTTTCTAATAAGACCTCTACATCCATATTTTTTACCCCTTTAAACTCTCAAAAGTTGAAATCCATTCTTCACGGTTTAAGCCTCGGTCAGCATCGCTTGGGAAAATGCCAGAAATGAAGTAACCAGTTTCTGAAGGTGACTTCTGGTAGCTTGATGCAATGATTCTTACGTAATCACACCGCATTGCTTTTACTGCTGCATAGGCTTCATTTGCGATCGGGTGTGTCGGAGTAACTACACACAGATCATTTTCTTCTTCATCTACAAACGGTAAAGCATTTGGGTTTAATTCTTCTAAAGTCATGCTTGTGGTGCTCCATAGCTAGGGTTAGTAAAGATCCAGCATTTCACTGTGTGAGAACGGTCTAGGTTGCTTGAGTCTTCGCCAGTAACGTTTTTTACTTCATCGGCTGGGTATTTGTTTGACCGTACTGTTTTGTTCATTTCGATGAACTTATAGCGACGGCTGTTACGTAATAAATTTTTCATTTCTTTGATGTCGGGAAGTACCTGGTAATTTCGCGCTGCGACTTTGTAAACCTCATTTAGGTTTATAGCCACTTGTTGGGCATCGGCCTCGTAATGGTTAAGACTGAAAGCAGGGCTACGGCTACTGTTAAGGTATTCGTAAGCATCCCAAAATTGCTCAACTAGAGGGTGGTCACCATTAAGTTGATTGACTCGCTCTTCAGCCATTGCGAGCAGCATTTCTTTTGCCGCTAAGACTTCATCAATATCGATAACATCTTGTAGAACATGTTTGGCCAAAGCATCGACTAGAGCCGAAACTTGTGCATGACAAAGTGCGATACGGGTATGGGTAATACCGTTGTTATGGAACTCGGTTTCTAGCTCCTCGAGCTTTCGTTTATAGGTTTCTAAAATCTCTTTTTCATTGACTAGGCAATGTGTCATGTACGTGCACGTATCTTCGATATCTAAACGGTCGAGTTCATCGACAATTCGTTTTGTTTCTAAAGACTGGCCTTTGCGGTCGAAGTAGATGTGTAAAGTACGTGTCAGAATTGCTTCAGAGGCTTGAATTTGGGTGTTTTGGGAAATCATGATGGCACCACGGAAAGGTGGCTCATATGTTTCATTACCTGCTGTTTTTAAGCCTTTAGAACGTATTGCACGGCCGTTGTAGGCATCTTTTAATTCATCCCAACTAAACTTTGCTTTAGCGACTGCATTACCGTTTTGGTCGTTACGGTCGCCCTCGATGAGTACCACTGGCAAATTAGAGATTTGGGCGAAGTTACGGTAAATCGCTACGTTAGTAGATTTATTTGCATCAAAGCCTTCGTAGTCTGCACGGCCAGATAGCTTCCACATAAACTCGATTAGGCGTGATTTACCTGCACCGGCTTCACCTACGATTTCAATAAATGGAAATGAACTGTGCATTGCCCGGATTTGCTCTGCAAAGTAGGAGCCTGTCCACCATGCTAGGGCGATTAAACCTTTTGCACCACGCACCCGATAAAAGTCTTTCCACCAAGTCGCTTTAAACTCTTGTTTAGGGTTAAGTTTAATAGATGGACTACCAGCTAAAGTTTTTAGTTCTAAGCGACCAAGCTTGTAGAAATCATGATCATTTATGTGGATAACGTTTCCCTTATACACAGCATGTTTTTCAAAGATGTAGGCTCCATATTCTTTGGTGTACCCCATAAAATCTATTGTTTTCACTTCTCTGAGCCTTTCGGTGTTTTGCTTCATAAACGTTAAAAGTTGATGGTTGTTGCCCGTCCACCAAGCGCCTACGTGCACAGACAATAAACGTGGACCAAATTTACCTGGTGCAGAGATATGGTCTGCTGTAAAAGTAGCTTTCATTTCGTCGTCTGGAGTAGAGATCTGGAAGTAGTACCAGGACTCGTCTGTTATTTCGTTTCGTTGGAAATACAGGGGATTAAGCTGACGATTACAGATTTCTGAAACTGCTGAACATTGCTGAAGGGCAAGTTCGCGTTTTTGGCTATCGAGCAGAAAGTCGCGGTCGGGATCTGCTTCAATGCGTTCGAGTTCTTTGCTGTATTTGTCCATGTCTAAATTGAACCAATACAACCGATAGTTATGGTTGAAATAAAAGGTTCTACGTCGACCGTCATTGAAGTTGTAGATGAGTAGGCCAGCTTGCTCCGGAGTTTCTGCAATGTGCAGCTCTCCGTAGTGTTTATAGGCTTTACGGTTTTCGCTGTGCAACTGGTCACGCATGTAAAGATCGTTCCAGTCCAAACCACTTGAGGGTGGAAGAGCAGCGGTCGAGTTCCAATGGTTTTGAACAGCTCTTAAATGAAACTTACGGATAGACTTTTTGCCCGCTTTGTCATTATCAAATGCCCAGCGTATGCGTGGCTTTTGGCGGTTTAACTCATGACAGCGGTCAGCAATTTGTTTCAGCATTTTTTCTGGAAAGTTTTCTGTAGACATGGTCGCTATAGAAGGCTGTCCAGAAAGGGATAGGGCAATTGCGTTAAAGATGCCTTCTGTAACCCAAATAGATTGGGCATTACAGAGCTTGTCTAAATCATCTAGTGACCAAGCTAGGCCTTTGTAGTCCCCCATAAAGTTAGCTTTTTGACGGCCAAAACGCTCAGGGCGATCTATAAACCGTTCCCAAAAAACGCCTTCAGCTAGTTTGAAACGAACAGTTGCTGTAACTAGGTCGGGGTATTTACGATCGTTTCTGAAAAGCTCTTGTGTGTAGGTACCTTTTAGCTTTGAAACTTCAAAACCACGAGCATTAATTAAATATGCATCTGCTGCTGCATGAGGGTTTTCAGGTGTGCGTGGGAAGTCTTTAGACCAGTCCTTAAAAAGGTCATCACAGATTTCCTTTACGTGCTCTTCATAGCCACATTTATTTAAACGACCACATTTAACTACACGTGGTGTTTCAGCATGGGTAAAGAGTTCCTTTTTCCCACATTGAGGACATAGACCTTCACGGTACCAGTCACCAACCTTTTTAAAGTTGAATAACTGATTTAGCCTGTCATCAATGCGTCTTTGTAATACTGACATTTAAAACCACGCGTGATTGTTGGTAACTGTTTGAGAATGTGAATATTTTGTTTGAGTTTGTAGCTTTGTAAGCATTGCGAATTGGCTTTGATTACAATTGCTCGTCTTTGCGAGGATCTTCCAACTCGGGGTGATGGTTCACCATAAAATCACGGATGTAGATGGCAATTTTTGTGTCCTTTTCATACGCAATTTTCTTAAGGACTTTTAACTGAGCTTTGGTCCAACGAACTTGAGTGAGTTCAGTGTGTTTAGGTTTAATTTGAACATTTGATGTAGTCATGCGAAAATCACCATAAATCGTACTTAGATACTTAGTGGTATTAAATTTAGTACTATTTATGGTGATTTACAAGTGCTTTTAAGGAAAAAGTATGAAAAATAGTGATTTTTCTAATCGTGGTGAACGTTTAAAAGAAGAACGTAAGCGCTTGGGCATTGTTACGCAAGATGAGTTGGCCGAGATCTTAAACGTTAAAAAGAACTCTGTTGTGCGCTATGAAAAGCACAATGCACCTTTAGACACTGACCAGTTAGATTTGCTTGAAGATCATGGCTTTAATATTGCTTATATTCTGTGGGGTGCTTCAGAACTGAAGAGCAGTGAACTGGCGGATGATGAAGCTAAGCTGATTCAGCTCTACCGTCAAACACGTGAAGAAATGCGTTCGGGGTTAGTCTCTATAGCTGAGACTTATGCAAATCAATTTAAGTAAATAAAAAATGTCTATAATTTATCAAATAGCGGCTTGGGTAATTCTGATAGTTGGTGTTTTTGCACTCATAAATAAATTTTATTCAAATTTTAAAGACTGGATAACTAATGGAAATGTGAATTATTTATGGTTAGTTCTAATAACTATAGGTATTTTTATTTTTCTAACATATCCTTATTTTTTTAATTTATGGGCAGTTTATTTTTGGCATGTTCCTGAAAGTGAATTAACTGACTTTACAAAACTTGGGCCTTTGGGCGATATTTATGGGAGTTTAAATACACTATTTACGTCAGCAACATTAGCAATCGTTATTTATTCTACAATTCTTCAAAGACAAGCAAACGAAGATACTCGAAAAGCTATGTATAAAGAATTAATACAGGCAAAAAGGTTATCTTCACTCCAACTAAAGCAAGCAAAACAAGCATCGGCAGAGCAACTAAATTTAGTAAAAGAAACACACAATGCTCAAATTAAAGAATCACAATATACTTTTTTTACTAATCAATTTTATTCACTATTGAATTTGAAAGAAAATAAATTTCACAAATTAAAAATTAAAATTAAAGCTGGCCATTTTGAGCAGGATCAAATTTTTATTAAATTACAAATACAGTTTAATCGAATTCTAGAAGGTGTTGAAAATGAAGAAATTACATCTGATTATCTCAGACAAGAGTTTATAGAATATATTGAGGCAGTTGAGGGTAGTGCATCAGATATAGTTTTGTCTTATTTTTTAATTTATGGAAATTTAATCAATCTTATAAAAAGCTCAAGTCTATCGCATGATGAAAAACAATTTTATTTCGATATTTTAGGGAACTCTATGCGATTACAAGAACAAGTTGTATTCTTTTGGGTGAGTAGTTTTGCAATACGATTCAACTATCAATTAGATTACACATATATTTTTAATCAATTTTATAATGATAAATATTTAATCGTTGCAAAAAAATTTCATAGAAAATCAGCATTCCCTATGAACTGGCATTCGAAAATTGATGAGTTTAATTTATAAAGAACCCCCGGCCTAAGCCGGGTTTCTTTTAATTCATTTAGCATGAACCGCGCGGTTAATGTTGATCACTTGGTGATGTAGCGTGTTGATGATGGCACTAAATTCTTGTTCTTTTAAACCATCATCGACTTTCATTTTTGAAAAGGCAAAAAGTAAGTTTTGAAGGTTCTCAAGTGGATATTCAATTTCTTCCAGTATTTCTTCGGCCGTCATTTTCTTGTGGCTATTAACGTCTAGTGTTGAGTGCATTTCTCCCCCTGTCTATTGATCATGGGTCTATTTTCTTAAAATCTGCTTTGAAAATATAGGTGTTGGCGACACGCTATGTCGCTTATCTGCCTGATATTATGGAAATTGTTAAGATAATAATGATTGAGAAGACACCACTTTCAAAGGCGCGCTTGAGGAGCTTTAATTTTTGTTGACGACGCTTTTGCTTTAAGTATGCGTCTAAGTCGTGAATTGGGGTATGTTCCTGAACGGAATTTTGAATAGGGGAGTTCTTTAAAGCGAATGTTTTCATTTGCTTGTCCTTTTCGTCAAGTTTAAAACCTGACACCATCACTTTCCTAGGGTAATGGTGACAGACTGAACAGGGCTAGGAAAACCGTCCGAAAAGGTAACGGCCAGCGCGAAGCTGCCCTATCCAGCCTGCCATAGAACAGCAAAGCTGAATTTTTCGCAAAAAAATAGCCCGAAGACGGACTTTTATGCGCCTTTTCGTAATTTACAGGTTTCCTAGGCCTGACTAAAAAGACTTATGTCTATCTAGCGTTTTTACAGTAGCTTAGATACTATTACGCGTCAAGACTTTATAATAAATTTTGGGGTGGGGAATATGGTTAAAATTCCTAATGTTTCAAACTTTACCGATGCTTTAAATGAGCAGCTAACAGAGACTAGTAAACAAAAAGTAAAAAATTCGGAAATTCAAAGAGAACTTACTAAAAAAATTGATGAGGCAATTACATACTTTACAGAATTAAAAAGAGGAAAGCATATATCAGAAGAAATACTAGATGAACAACCTGGCATTTTTAATGGATCAAAACTGGTAATTAATAATTCTATAACTATTTTGTCTAGATTAAGAAGTTTAATAAATAGTATAACGGATAGTTATGATGATTTTAGTTATATGGAAACATTACATTTAAAATTTGATAATATTTTTAAAGAATATGATCAAGACAATTATTATAGATTGCCTTTAGATGTTGCTAAAGCAGAAGCAAGCTTTTTAGCTGCTGAAAGTTTTATATCAGATTATAATTTAGATAAAAAGAGGTTTAATCTTATTGTAGTAGATGAAATGAAAGAGATACTAAGAGAGGCGGAAAAGGAACTAAAGGATTTTAAGAAAACTAAAAGTATATTGAAGAATTTATTAATAGAAGATTATTATTCAATAGAGTATAAGAAAAATATGCGAAAGCATTATATTTATTTTTCAGTATTTATTTTAATTATTGTGGCTGCATTAAGTGTTTCTATATATACCGTTACTCATGCTTCAGAATATAAGATAGATAAATATGATTACTGGTTTATGAAAATTTCATTTATCCTTGTTGCCATTACTTTAGTTTCATATTTTCTTAAGCAATCATCACATTTTCAAAAAATGGCTGATCAGGCGAATCAAACTCGACTAGAGATACAAGCTTTCCCTAGTTTTATAGGTGGGGTTTCACAAGAAGATGAAGTATCTTTAAGAAAAGAATTAGCATTAAAATATTTTGGTCGGGAAATTGATGGGGCAGCACATAAAGACATGAGTAATTTAATCTCAGACCAAATGAAAAGTACAACAGAAATGGTTAAAGCCGTTACTGAGGTTATTAAAAAGCCATGATATCAGGGGAATACTAATGAAAAGTTGGGAACGTTGTTACGTAGAGTTTTTAGTTCGTATTGCTGAGCCTTTGGGAGAGCTTCCTGAAGGTTATTTTGTTCGAATTCCGTGATTTGGGGATAAAATGATGATTATAAATAAGCTTGAACCTGATAATTATACAATACTTAAAGATATAGTTTATAACTTAGATACTGGTCTTAATAGAATAAGAGAATTATATTTTAACAACAATAATAGAAAATTTGAATTTAATGGAATAGTGGTTGAATATAATGATTTTGTTAATAAATTTACATATTCTTTAAATATTTTAGAAAATATTTTTGTCAATTTTAAGCACAAGGGTGTAAGTGAAAGGAAAATCAAAATATTAGATCAATGGCTAAAAGTACTTGAGGAAAATTTACATCGTATTTTGCTTGATGATTATAGTAATAGTCTAGTTGATAATTTTGCATACAATTATTTTGCAATATTGTCGAACTTTTTTGATAATTTGAAAATAGGCAATATACCGTTAAATACACCAGAAGAAAATATTTTCAATGAATTTGATGGTAACTTTTTGAGTGATTATAATTTTTTATATTTTATTAATTTGATTAATGATATTTTTTTGTATTTTAATGGTAGGAGAATTGATGGTAGTAGGGATATAAATCATCAAATATCAGTATTAAAGAAACAAGTAGAGGATCTTAATAATAGACTTTTAATTGATTCAGAAACTTTTAAAATTAAATTTGATGATTTTTTATCTGATGAACGTGAACATTTAAATAAGAAAATCGTAGATATTTTAGTAGAGGGAAAAGAAAAAATTTCAGAAATCCAAAGTCCTTATGAAAATAATCTGAAAAAAGAAATTTCCGATCTTTATGAAGTGTTTAATCAAAGTAAAGATGAACTAACTCAATTATTAGGTAATTTAGATGACTATAAGAGTATATTGTCGAATAAAACACAAGATGAAATTTCAAAACATTACTCTAAAAAAGCTAATAGCGAAAAAATTACTTATTGGATAGCAACTGTAGTCAGTATAGTAATTATTATTATTGCAATAGTTGCGGCATGGACTGGCCTTGATACATATTATAAAAATTATGTAAGTGTTTCTATTTGTCAATTTGAAGTAGATTATCAAAGTTGTTTAGATAAGATTTATGCAGTTCGTGAAGCTTCAAAAAGTTATGCTGTATTTTATCTATCTATGCGATTAGTTTTTTCACTACTATTGTTTTTGACTGTAATTTATACAAGCCGAATTGCTATAAGAGCATATAACCACTGGCGACATAGTGAAAATATGCATTTGAAACTAGCTTCTTTAAATCCCTTTATTGGTAATTTAGATAAACAAAAACGTGATGAAATTCATATTGGTCTTGTTCCAGATTACTTTGGTAAAGATGCGGGTGTAGTAGATAATTCAAACGATAAATTTAAGGATTTACCTGCAAATGTAAGTGCAGTTGCAATGAAAGCAATTGAACAAATCTCTGGCAATGGTAATAGTTCTGGTACAGAAAAAAACACTAATAATCAGTCGACAGGAACACAATAAATTATTAAACAAATCAAGAGGTGAGCTATGTGTGCGAACTATGAACCAATTTCAAAAGACCGTGTTCACCTCTTAGATTTGTTTGAACCTACCTTTGAATATAGCAACGACATTTATCCTGGTGCAGATTGCCCACTCTTATTTTCCAATGAAGGGAACGTTGAGTGGCGACAAGTTAAATTTGGCTTGGTTCCGACTTGGGCTAAAGACTTAAAAATTTGCCGCAAAACTTATAATGCCCGGACTGAAACAGTTCATGAAAAACCTAGCTTCCGCCATGCATGGAAAAATAGCCAATTTGCATTAATACCAGTCGATACGATTTACGAGCCTAAATATATTGATGGCAAGGCACATTGGTACGGGATCTATCGTAAAGACGGTATGCCTTTTACCGTTGCAGCACTCTATGAAAACGCGAAAGTAGAAGGGCACCAAGTGCGCTCAATGACTATGCTCACCATCAATGCTGACCATCATCCGTTTATGTCTCAGTTCCATGCACCAACTGATGAAAAACGCTCAATAATTGTGATTCCAGATAGCCTAAGAAATGATTGGCTCAACTGTAAAAATACTGAAGCGAGAGATTTTTTCTTAGATATGGAACCAGACGAATACCTAGCACAGCCTAAAGAAGAGTTGAAGAAAATCCGATCAAATGCATAACTGAGCGCGTCAGGTTATGACTTGTTATTGATTCTGCATGATTTTTAAAATTTGTTAAAAAATCAGTTAATAAACTATCATCTTGATTATGTAACGAAATCAAGGTGAAATTATGAGCATTATCGAACCATCCATCATTAAAATTAGGCCTCATCTCAAGCAGGGCAATGCTTTGAGAGATATTGACTATATTGAAAAAGTAACTCCATTTACTAAGTTTTCAATTCCTCTAGCAATTGAAAAAGTTGCAGCTGGCTTTCCTAGTCCGGCTCAGGATTATGTAGATAAAAATATAGATATGAATGAGCACTTAATTAAAAATGAGTGTGCAACATTCGTGGTTCGGGTAGCTTCCCAATCGATGCTCAATGCAGGAATTGATATTGATGACGAACTGATTGTCGATCGTAGCCTTGAAGCGAAGCATAACGATATTGTGATTGCCTTAGTGGATAACGAATTTACCGTAAAACGTTTGATGATGGATGCTGACGAACATTGGTTAAAAGCTGAAAATCCAGAGTTTTGTGATATTCATTTAAAGGATGGCCAAGAACTTTTTATCTGGGGTGTAGTGACCTTCATTTTAAAAAATACAAGAAAAAGTAAATGAAGCACGAAAACAAAGTGTTTGCTTTGGTGGACGTAAATAACTGCTATGTCAGTTGTGAGCGTGTGTTCAATCCTAGTTTGATTGATAAGCCAGTTATTGTCTTAAGCAACAATGATGGATGTGCTGTTGCCAGATCCAACGAAGCAAAAATGCTTGGTATTAAAATGGGAGTGCCGTTATTTCAAATCAAAGATGTTGTTCAGCAGAATAACGTGATTGTGCTTTCAAGCAATTACACGCTATACGCTGAAATGTCTCGACGTTTCCATAAAGTTTTAGGCACTTATGTGACCGAATCAGAACAAGAAATTTACTCAATTGATGAATGCTTTTTAGACCTAACTGATTACTACGAAAACTTTGACCTATCCAGCTATGCCCAAGACATGAGAATAAGAATTTTAAAGTGGATAGGTTTACCTTGCTGTGTGGGGATTGGCAGCAGTAAGACTGAAGCAAAAATTGCAAATCACATTGCAAAAAAGTACCCAGCCTTTAATAGTGTGTGCAATTTGGTGGATATGGATCTTTGTAATAAAGAAGCCTTTTTATCTGAAATTGATGTTTCAGAAGTGTGGGGAGTTGGCCGTAAACATAGTAAGAAATTGCAGGGGATGGGAATAAACTCTGTATTTGATTTGGCTTGTACAGATCCACGTGAAATGAAAAAAAAGTTTTCGATTGTCATGGCCAGGACTGTTGCTGAACTTCAGGGCATTTCATGTATTGAAATAGAACATACACCGCAAACCAAACAGCAGATTATAGCAAGTCGTTCTTTTGGTTCACGTGTAACTGAACTTGAGGATTTAAAAGAAGCTATAAGTATGTATGCACAAGATGCTTGCAGCAGATTAAGAGATGAATCTTTGCTATGCGGCTGTATGATCGCATTCGTGCAGTCGAATCCTTTTGACCCCAATGTCCCGTTTTATAACCAATCTATTAGTGGCGGTTTTTCAGAACCAACTGATTGTGCGATGGATCTAGTTAAAGCAGCGACACGAATGGTTGGCGAGATTTTCAAAGAAGGTGTGAAATATAAAAAGTGTGGAGTAATTCTAACGGGATTAGAGCCAAAATCTGGCCATACCTATGACTTACTTACTGACTTTGAAACGATTGAGAAAAAAGAAAAATTAATGAAAACTTTAGAAGGGGTACATCAGAAATATGGTAAGAAAAAATTAGGTGTTGGACCGTGTTTTATACCAGGAAGAACTTGGTCGATGAGTCGGGACAAACTAAGTAAGAATCCGTTCAGAGTTGATGGGCTGTTGACTGTAAAATAATAAAGCCCCATTGAAGGGGCTTGGCGTTATGCGACAAGATATAAGAACATAGAGCTACTTAAAATAATGCCCATGATCATGCCGATTAAGATTGGGTATAGCTGCATTTATGGCTCCCATGATGGACCTGCTGATTTAACTTGAGTTGGCTTTTGTTTTGGAGATCTTCTTCCTTATAAAAAGCCTTCATTTCACGGATGTATCGAGTGAATTGATAATCTAGGATCATCCAAAAAATAATGAGGGCTAAAACAAGAATAACGATGAAAAAGATTAGGAAATTTGTCATTTAAAAGTACCTTTTTGAAAGTTTTTCTTGTGTATTTTTACATTCCACACAAAGGGTTACAGAACCATAGCGCTGACGCTCAACAGGAATATCATTTCCGCATTCTTCACATTCGGTAAGGGAAGGGCGGCTAAAGTCTTTAGGTTGAATTTGAACCTGTTTAAGTTGTAGTTCTTGGGCAATATCGATCTTGTCTGTCATGCGTGCTCCATTTTCCAAGTACGGTCTGGAGTAGGTAGATTAATTTCAGGATTAGGATGAGCTGGAGGGGAAAGCTGGATCTTTAATTCAAAAAATCCTTGAGCGGTAAAGCCACACTCTAAGTTTTGACACTGTCCCTGAAATGAACGGAGTAAAGGATTAAGTTCAGTACTTGAACGGATTGAAAAGGGTTCACCGCAGTGAGGGCATTTATAACGGGATCTTGGTCGAGCCATTTCGCTACCTGTTGGTTTAATTATTTACGATTTTATAACAAAATCACTATAAATAGTGATTTATAATAATTTATATCGAAAATTGATTACCCTTTTGTCCTTGCTTCCCCCAAAGCAAGGATTTTTTTTATTTGCCCTTTTTGGCTTTATCTATTCGGGCTTGTTCTCTTTTTAAAGCAATGGTCGCTGTGTTTTTAGTTTTATAGATTTTAATGAGCTTTAAAGGATTGCTTTGATCACCTGAGGTAAGCTTCTGGTCTTTTCCATTCTCTCGATAAAAAACGATTACTCCAGAGTAGTCGGCATAGTTGCGACCAGTCCGTTTTTTATTTTGTTTTCTTAATTCTTTATCGCCCTCTTTATCTGGCTCAAAAAGAGTTGAAACATCATCTGCATTTGGCAGTTGTACCTCTAGCTCAACACTTGTAGTAAACCCTCCGTCAGTTAGATTATGAGTAACATTAGTACCCAACCATACAATGTCATCGATTTGTGGTTTTAAACCGGTGAATACAAACTCTTGTTCCGGGATAAGTTCAGGTTGTCCAAAGGCGAAGGTATAAGACAATTTTTTTGAAGAACGTTTGCAACGGTTGAATTCAGCCTGACAAGCAAGTTCAGCTGTTTTTTTGTCGCGGTGGACGTAACGGATCTCTTTTAAATTTTCCTCATTATCACCAATCACTACATATAACTTTTTAGATTTACCAGCATCGTAATAGAACGCTTTAACGCCTGTAATTCGGTCAGTACCGGTACCAGTCGTGTAATTGTGGCCATCACCATCAGATCTAAAAATTTGGGCTGTAGGAAGAGGTAATCCGGATACAGTTTGACTGGCTCCACGAGGCAGTAAAATTAAATGGCCATTTTTTACCGTAGCAATAGCGTCATGTTCATCCGCTATCCGGGTAATCAGATTGGCATCACTTTCATTTTGGGCAATGTAAGAAATTACCCGGTTGGCCAGTGTGTCATGCACAATTGTTTTAAGTGCATATTCAGCACCAACGGTTTCAAAAATCACCTGAATTGTTTTATTACTAAAGCTACGTTCACGCTTTTGTTTTAAACCTTCAGATACATCATTACTGAAGGCTGAAATACTTAAAACGTCCGGTGCACCGCGATGAGTGACGGATTCAACTTTGTACTTCCCTTTGTCCACTAGGCCGGTATTAGACCAACCAATCCACACCTGAATAATTGCTCCTTCAGGAGGGATTTCTAATTGTCCATCTGAATCATCAAGATCAATATCGACAGAGTCCACAACAAGACCACGATTGTCTTTAATACTGAGTGAAATTAAGCGGTCGACGACAAGTGGGGAGATGTCATTACCATCTACTTCTAGGCGATAAATTGGGAAAGGATATTCAGTTTCAGCCTGATATGATTCAGCTGCTTCATTTAGTTTATTGGTGATTTGATTAAGCATTTATATCAACCTATTTACTGCACCACCAGCCATGCCGATGAGTGTGCCGAGTAGCGTCGGTTTCCATTCCTTCACAATCTTTAATGTCAAAGTAAATTCGGTTTTGCGGGCAGCGCCATCTTTAAAGAAATAGGTTTTTGTCTCTTCCATATTTTCAATAATAACTAGGCCATAAATCTTTCCAGTACCTTCAATCAACGTGTAGGCCATGCCTGTGTCTGCCATACGACGGACTTGATCTAGTACAACTCTGTTATAGGTTAATTCATGGTAGATTTCCCCCTTCAGGGTAATGGTATCTTCACCTTTTCCTGTGAATTGATAAGCTGGGGTAGAACCTACTCGGCTATTACTAGGATGTCTCCAGTTGGTAACACGTTGCAGTTCTTGATATGCAGCTGTTCGTAATGAAAATACGAACAACCCTAAAGCCATCATCATTTTGTTTACTCCGTATCAGTTAAGAATCTACGACGAGCATCGCGTTCTTCTTGTTGGAGACGTATCATTTCAGCTCGTAACGCACGTGCTGTTTCACGGACTGGTTGACCGTGCTCTGCTTTAATGGTGATTTGAATTGTGTCGTTACTAATGAAGCTGCCACCGCGTTGTGCTCGGATCGGTGTCACTGGTGTAACTTTTGCTGCGGTACCAGTACCAATCACATTTTGAGTAGCTTGCTGTGTCGCTTTAACGGGTAAGTTATGATTCTGTGAAATACCTAATGCCATGCCCTGCATCGTGTAATCACCAATACCCATAAACACGCGGGAAGGTGAGTGGATGCCTAGGATATTTCTGGCTTTATCAATGACGCCAGTGACTGCTCCGGAGAGAGCTGTTTTCACTTCACCAATTTTGGACATAATCCCGTTCTTTAACCCAGTTAGAATCATTGCACCAAAGCCTGTAAATTTGGCGGGCAGATCTATTCCGAACCAGGACAAAACTTTTGCAAAGGCAGCATAGAAAAGCCCAATAGGGGACCAGTTAATAATTAAGGTAGATACGCCTTTAATCCCGCCATTGAAGGCAGTTTTAACTGAATTCCAAATGCCAACAAAGAATCCTTTGATAGGTTCCCAATTCTTATAAATGAGATAAGCAGCTCCAGCCACGGCTGCAATAACGCCAAGGATGACTAAACCAGCTGGAGAGAAAATAGCTCCTAATGCACTAAACCCAATCCCTAATGTGGAAAAAGTCATTTTGAGCATAGCAAGTGGACCAAGTAGCGCTAAAACTCCAAGTGATAAAGCGCTTATAACAGCAATGATAGCTATGCCACCAACAGCAATTTTTACCAGACTTGAGGCTAATGCAGGGTTGCGTGATGCCCAATCTTGAACAACTGCCATCACAGAGGTGAATTTGCCAAGCATGGTATTAATTGGTGGTAAAAGTACATTACCAACATTGATCGCCAGGCCTGCCACTTGGTTCTTGGCTAATTGGATATTATTGGCCGTAGTTGCCGCACGTGCGGCGTATTCGGCTTGCATTGAACCTGCATATTTAGATTTATCTCCTACCATTAATAGGTTCTTCTCAAGAGCTTCCATGTTTGTAAGTAAGGGTGCAATAGAGCCTAAAGATTCAGATCCAAATAGTTCTTTTAAGGTGGCAGCCTGTTTATATTTATCTAATTTTGAAATTGCTTTTATTACTTTTAATGTGGTGGCTTCCGCATCAGTTTGCATGTCTTTAGCAACTTGGCCAGCATCTAAGCCTAGATCTTTATAAGCAGCTCTTTGACCTTTAGTTGCAGATTCTCCAGCAACTAAAGCAAGCATCATATTCTTGATACCAGTTGCTGCAATTTCTTCTGCAACACCCATTCCCCGGATAGTGGCACCGAGTGCTGCAATAGATCCAGAAGCAAAACCACCAACCTCACCAAGAGGGCCAATACGTTGAACAATATCCATGATGCCTTTTGCTGCAGCTGGAGTGTTGTTGCCCAGATAGTTAATTTTGTCAGCAAGTGAGACGACTTCTGTTTGAGACATTTTAAAAGCTGTACGCAATTCAGCCATTGCTTGACCAGACTCTTGAGCAGAAATGTCAAAAGCAACGCCCATTTTTACCGCGGATTCAGCAAAACCAAGTAGTTCATTTTTTGCAATTCCAGATTGGCCACCAGCTGCAACAATAGCTGCAATATCCTTGGCAGCCATTGGAAGTTCGGTTGATAGCCGGATAATGTCATCACCCATGATTTTGAACTGTTGAGGGGTTTCAAAATTGACGACCTTTTTCACATCTGCCATTGCAGATTCGTAGTCAATTGCTAGGTGTACTGGAATAGCCATCGCAGCTGCTCCAGCACCAGCGACCATTAGACCTTTCTTGGCCAGATCCGATGCTTTAGCCATACGTCCTTGCATTTGCTCATACTGCTTTTGGGCTTTTTGGTGACGTTCTAAAGATTCCTTTTGTTTATTAATTTCCATCGTCGTGAGATGGATTTTATTCTTCAGCTCTGATTCATCATCAGCCAGATTGTCAACACTAATCCCAGCCTGGTTAAGTTCACGTACTAAAGCCGTCATTTCTGAGCCTTGATTTTTTTGAGCTGCTTTCAGGCGTTTTTGTGCGGCTTCAGCACGTGCAAGATCCTTAACCATTTGTTGGGTAGGGGAACCAATATTCATGGCTGTTTTGAGCTGTTTAAGGGTTTCTTTATTTTGTTCAATGGCCTGTGAAGTTTTTTCAGATTGTTCTTTAAGCTGCCTGAAACCTGAAATTTTACGTTGTTGGGCTTCTAGTCCCTTCAGTTCTGATGAAGTCTTTTTAAAGGCATCCGATAATGTTTTAGAGCCACCAACGATTGTTTTTATAGGGCCAGATAATTTATCAACTGCATTAAATAGGACTTCTAATTTTAAATCTGCCATTGGTGGACTCTAATTAGTTAATTTGATTTCTTTTGAGTGCTCTACGATGCCATTTGCTTAATTCAACTATATCCATGTCATCGTAAGTACTTGGCGGCCAGTGGAAGATGACGGCAATATTAGCTATTGCCTCATCTACATCATCGACCAGCTCTAGGCTGTCTGAGCCTTGATTTCCTTCTGTAAGGCTTTTGGGTACAAAAAAGTGACCAAATGCCCTCCTAAATTGGCAAAATCTACAGGGTCCATTTGGTAGATCTGCTGAGGTGTCAGTGCTGGGGAAGTAACACGTGGAAGGACTTTACAAAGTGCATCTACGTCATGCTGGTAAATAGCCTGGAGACTGGTACCACTTAATGCTTTTACACCAGGTTTACGAATGGTGACCTGAGTAATCATTTGTTCACCCATACGGATTGGTTCTTCTAAAGTCACCACTTCTTCATTTGGGTTTTTAATTTGTTCCTGGTTAATTGCTTGATCAATTTGATTCATGTGGAAATATCCTAAAAGATAAATAAAAAAACCTTCTGCAGTACTGGACTACAGAAGGGAAGGAAACTTATAAAATGCCTAAGATGTTGCGTTGTTTTTCAAGACGATCTACGCCACCGATCATTTCTTTCATGCCAAGAATGTCAATTTCGACTTCAACAACACCATTCACCGTCAGCTTGTAGTAAACACAGTTCGTCACAACTTTATGTTCTGTATCTTCACCAGGCGTTGATTCACCACCATCAATTTCTTCATGGCGACCTTTAACAACTACTTCAACGGCATCATATTCGCCATCATCATCGCGCTGGTATGCCCCAGCAAAACGGAGATAAACACCGTCAATTTTTTCCATACCAAATTGACGGAGTGTCAAAAGATCTAGACCACCATAAGTTGACTCAAGTACTAAGCCATCATCGGACATGCCTAAATCGACTTTTACGGTCCCGTTCATACCACCGCCACGGTAGTCTTCAGTTTTACGGGCTAACTTAGGTAAAGTCACAGTTTTAACTTTGCCCAGGTAGCTATTCCCTTCATTAAAGAAGTTCATATTTTTTAATTTTGGAGGTAAAGCCATGCGTTAAGCCCCTTAAGCGTTTACAGATGCAGCAAAGTTAGCGAGATAACGATCAGTGATACGTTGTCTGAATGTCAGATCTTCTAACGGTGGGACAGGGGTGTAATCGTAATCAGTGGCCAATTTCCCAACCTTTAACGTGTCTGAAGTATTTGCTTCAGGATCGAACCAGGCGTCACCACCAATGAGGTATTTATTACGTGTGAGTTCACGTAGCTTGGCCTTTTGACCTTCAAGAATATCTGTGACTAACGAACCATGAAGAGGTAAATCATTTGCCCACATATGTGCTTCAGCCATGCTGTCAGCCAAGACTTGAGCAGTACGTGTATAATTTTCAAATAGGAATAATGGATCATCCGAACAAGTACGAGATCCCCAAAAACGAAAACCTTCATGCTGAATTAAAGTGGTGACTTCATTACTGTTGAGATAACCTGCATCAGTTGCTGGATCTTGAAGGTCCCAAGTTACATCTGCATCAATACCTGTAACACCAGATACTGCTACGTTTGAAAGGGTTTTATGCCATCCGATTTCGTTATCAATTTTTGCACGTAATCCCATAGCAACTGCTACAGCTGGTACGGTTTCTGTTTGAGCCGTTGTCGTATTAAATGCTACAAAGTTCGGCCAAATGATCATGAGTTCACGTGCAGCAAACGCTTCACGATACGCCACAGCTTCTTCTTTGGTTTTACAACCCCAGGCATACGCATAAGCCATAGCACGCAACTTTTTAGCAATTACAACTAATTCAGTAGCAACTGGCTGAGTATCAAGCCCTGGTGCACCTAAAATACGCGGTTGAACACCTAATTTTGATTTGGCAACAAGTAAAGCTTTAAGGCCAGTATATTTACCTTCAGCGGTAACGGTACCAACGACGTTTGCAGTTTGAGCTGCTTCATCAACTGCAGTGGGTACACGGACCACGACACAAATAGCGTTGGTCTGGTTGGCCATATTTTGAAGTGCTTTTGCTAAAGTCCCGTTTTTACCGGCTTTAGCTACTGCAGCTTGTATATTTGTAATTAGTACTGCTTGGTTTTCTGGGAACACTAGTGGATCTGCATCATCTGCAGTTGCAACAAAGCCTGGAATTGCTGTTGCAATGGTTCGGATTGGCCGAATCCCATCATTAAGTTCAAGGACACGGATTCCGTGGTGGTATTGATCTATAGCCATAAAAAAGCCTGTTTATTGAGGTTTTAATTCAACAAACAGGCTTGCATGACTAAATCGAAAGTGTAAGTTACTTGGTCTGTGAAAATGGTTTTTACAAGATTGGGTCTTTTTCTATCAGCTTTAAAACGTCAGGATTGCTCTGTAAAAACTCAGCTAATTTCTGCTCTGGCGAAATTGATTCTGGTATCTTGGGTTTCGGAATAATTTCCCAATCTACTCCATTAAATCGTGGCCATTGACTATCAGACCACTCTTTAGGAGGTTGGATTTCGGTACTATTACCCGGTAATAAAAAAATACCAGGCTCAAGTGGAGATTCATCTGCTATTGATTCACAAACGAATAATCCTGCTTGATTGTATAGGTAAACTATTTTCTCGTTCATAAAGACCTCAATATTTAATACAGCAGAGCCAAGCGACATTTCGTGGTCGAGTTTCAGTACCACCAAAACTTTCAGTTAAGGTAGAACTCGTTGAGGTGTAACCTAATGCGTCTAACACTTCAGTGCGTTTATTACCTGTCATTTCTCTTTTCCCAAATGGCGATCCGGCTCCACCTTCACTTTCATGATCTATTCCAGTTAAGTGTTGATGGGCTTTGATTGATTCAGATTGCCAACTTCCAATTACACGACCAGTATCTATTCCTCGGCCATCATCTAAACCACGTGGAAATTCGGCTCTACCTTCAGGAACATTAAAAGTACTTACGCCATCACCGGCACCATACGTGGTTCCAATAGCAGCAAATAAATCTGAATACACAGTTCTTGAAACAGCTGCAGAGTTTGCTTTAAGGAAGCCTGATGGAGCTTTATTCATTGCAAAATAAACGATTGCACCAGCGGGTAAACCATTAGCTTTAGCCTCTTCTTTACTGTAAACATTCAGGTTTTGACGAGCTAATGGCTTATTTTGTACATCAGCTAAGTTTTGATCTTTAGCAAGTGGATAAGGTGCAGATCCAAGTGGATCATTTTGGACGCCGAGAATTTTGGTACCAGCTGGATAAGACTTACCTAAAACAATCTCAGTGGCTCCATTTGCCGTCCAGCCTTCCGTACCTGCTGATTGATGTAAGCGAATACCATTAATATAAACAGCTAAGCCAGTAGTCGTCACGGTTGACCAGGCAACATGTGTCTGATCTGTAGCAAGACCTTGTTCTTCTTCAATTGAATCAACAAAAATATTTACTTCAGCTGCATTTCCCCACTCGACATCACCATCATTATTCGATTTCTTTTTTAGAATCTGGCCAGTGGTTCCACCTGGTAAAAGTTTTGCTGTATTAATCGTATTAATGATCCAGCTATGTGTTGCAATAACCACGTTAGGATCAATTTTTAATTCAACAGTTTCTACATTACGAACGAAGAATGAGAGACGAAAAACAGTGTCATTGATGATCCCTTCTTGTGCAACAGGTTTGGTGATATCAGGTAAATTACCGACGGCAAAGAGATTACCATTGCTATCGAAAATACCAATCTCACGCATGACAAAACTGCCGATATTGGCTGGAATAATCAGCTCAGCTGTAAATTTCAAATCATTTTCTGGATCTTGATAGACACGGTTAACAACAGCTCGGAATTTTTCACGAACTAAAGATGTCATGTCTGGATTTAATTTAATTGGTTGCCCACCACCATCACCTACAGCCATATGGGTAAGACGGATTTGAGTACCTGTTGATTCAGCCTGTGTAAGTAGCTCAAGGCCCAATTTTGTATGTATAGATTTATAAGACATAGTTCAAACTCAATAATTAATAGTATTCAACACCGTTATTGACCGACTTCACAGCATCAAGTTTTAAAACACTGTCATAACCTGTACTACTGTTATCAGATTGAATCGTATAACCACCACGCCATTTGTAATCCTGATTGCTAGGCGTCAATAGCAATGCAGGAAACTCTGGAAAAGTTACACCATCTTTAGTTACTTCTTTTTCAGAATACATGGAACGAAATGCGCAATGATAGAACTTGTGATTAGTTCCAGCACCACCTCGAATCAAAGCTTGGTCAGGGGCACAGTAAATTGGATTTCCATAACCGTAGCTACGATCTATCCAGCTTGCTAATATTCCACCAGTGCCTTTTAAGATAATTGCCCAAGCTTGCGCATAATCGATACGCTTGCCAGAGGTAGATGCCACATCATAATTAGTTCGATTTGTTTGTTGAGCATTAAGCATCAATTGAGTTGTCTGAAATCCTTGGGTAGTTAATTGAGGACCATAGTCAGAGCGCAACATAATGTCTTCAAGTGCCTTTAGCTTACAGTGGACATTAATACTCGAACCTTCAAAATGAAGGTCAAAGATCTGCTTCAAGCAAAAACGTTTACTTGTTGTTTTTGTATTACTGGCCATCAGCTTATGAACGAGTTTTATATCTATCGTTTTACAGGTTCCGCTAAAATCTTGGGCCATGTTGAGAACATTACCATCTACAAAAATTGAATAAAGTTCATTGGTAGCAGTTGGATCGCCAGTCGCATCACCATTTGAAGCATGGTTGCCGCCTGTAAAACTATCTTGATTGTTATCATCTGGATTATTTACAGCGTAAAAAACTAATGGAGGCAACCAGTCCGTATAAAATGATTGGATTGTTCCAAAAGTTCCAGTCAAATCAGAGTTTGTTGAAGAACCAATAGATTTAAAATTAGGTAAATTATTGGCACCGTTCGGCCCAAAAACAATTTCGTAATTTCTATCTTTGGATCGATACCTATAGCTAAATGTTTTTGTACTAGCTGTATAGCTGATATAGCTGTTTAAATTTGAGACACTGGAAATAGCAGGTATTTTTTTTCGGTAGTTGGTAGGATCCATATACCAGCTATAACCGGCATACTTGTCATCTGCTGCAGTAATATATGTACCGTAAGCAGGTAATTTACTTGTATCAACGGTTATATCAAAAAGTTCCTCTCCAGAACTCACAAGGCGTATTTTTTCAACTCCTCCACTCTTAGTAAGTGTCGCTTGCGGTATTGATAAACTTACAATCTGTTCTTGTGTCGCTCCTACTGCTGTATAACCTGAACGGGGACGTTTGTGGATAATCCAACGTTCCTGATTATTTTCCCCAGTCTGTATATTGCCGTTCGTATAGTATGCAAGTTGGTAAAAATAGCCCTCTACTGCATTGATTACTTCAAAATCTTTAAAGATGCTCAAGAACGTAGTAGGTATAGCACTGGTTAAACCGTTAAATGCTGATTGGACAAATGGGTAGAAAGGGCCTTTGTTATATAACCAGTCACGTGGAGCCTCAGCTTTTGACAATAACATTGCGTCTTCATATACATAGCAAGACGGATCAATGATAAATGACCAGCACGGATTCGCTTTATCAGTCGAATTAATTGGTGTTATTCCAGCTAAACCTGAAGTATCACACGTAATTGTAAAACTAACTTTTGGCTTAATAAGCGATCTGATATTTACGGTCTGAATTGTCCCATTCTTTACAAGCTGCTGCTGTCCTGGGTCATTGTAGTTAACTAAAAGTACAGCAATGCCTTCTGTTTCAAATTTTGACTTATCAAACTCGTAAATTATCCAGTTAAACTCGTTTTTACCATTTACTAGCGCACCGTTTTGTTGGTAAGCAATTTGATAATACTTTGTTGGATCTGCATTATTTACACGTACATCCAGAATAGAATTATTCCAAATATTTGATTCCTGACTTGTAAAATTATTACGCGTCATTTTTCTAAAAGGATAGGTTTTCCCTTTATTCAATATCAACGAATTAAGGCTATCCACATAGGCTTTGCTTTGTACATAAGGGTCATACACCGACTTTTTAAGTGTCGAACCGTTCCAAGTATTTGTACCCTGATTCGGTCCAGCCTCATCAATAACTACTGTACTGTTAATAGGTATTAAAGCTTTTTTAGCTTCAAATTCGGCAAGGGTCGCAAAACTAAATTGACCTTGAACAATATCGTCTTTGTTGGCTTTTTCTTGATTCAAATACTCTGTTCGATTGACAAGCGCTTTCGCTTGTTCATTCATATTTCCATCTTCACCACCACGGGCCGATTCATTTTCTTCAAGTAAACGAACTGGAGACCATTGTGATTGACCAATAATTTCAGCCATATTAGAACGCCTTTATTCCATTTAATTTTTGTGTGCCATCGAGCTTCCAAGTTCCATCAAGTAAGAGAGAACCAGAAGGATTGGTAAATTCATATTCATTGCCGACAAGGGTAACTAAAGCGACTTCAGCTTGAAGTTCACTTTTCACGATAAGAGTTGAGTCAATAAGGTGTGAACGTAAATTCTTGTTGTTTCGAATGATCGTAAAAAGTTTTTTGTAGTGCTCAATAGATATTTCAGTACTACTTGTTTCAATAAATATTTTGAATGTGTAAGGTTCACCAGGCGGTTCCATGTTGAACCATTCTTGAACGCGAACAGTAAATCCTAATGCTCCAAGAGCAGCTTCTAAACCACCAATAGTTCCTTTATGGCAATGCACCTTGTATGAAGCATTAATGACTGCTCGCTTCTGTTCTTCTGACCAGGATATATCCCAGTCATCTACTGACTTTTCCCAAGCCAACCAAGGAAGAACTATGGCAGGAGCCTCTAACGGATCGTTAAAAGTACGTGCAGGAGTCGGCACATCAGATATACGTGAAAATGCATCTTCAAAGGAGTGTTCAAATGCAGTTGAGTTTGGAGGTAATAATTTGGACATTACTCCTCCTTAATGGTGACAAGAATGTCAGAGCAATAAGCAGCTTGACCTGAGACGGGTTCAGTTTTTGAAAGGGGGGCAATCAAGTCGACATCAATAACACCTTTACGCTGGAGTGCACTGATAATTCCCGTAATCGATACTTTCGTATTCAGCTTATGAACAGAATCGACATATTTTTTTACCTCAGTAATCGCATCCTGAAGAACAATATTTTTATCTGGTCCATTTTCTATTTCTAAAACCGCTTCAACATGATATTGAATAATGCTTGCAGAATAGACCTGAACATAATCAGTAAGTGGCCTAATAATTTTTTTATTTAAAGCCTGATCAACAATATTAATAAGCTCTTCTGAAGCAGTACCATCACCTTCAGTTGAAAGGATATATATTGCTGCAATGCCTTTGTCTGGAGAAATAGGTTCAACGTCTTTAACCCGTACATCAGCATTTTTAGTATGGAAAATATATGAACCTTCACTACCAGCAGTCGTATAACCCTCAGGAGCTAATTGAGTGCGTTCCTTCAAAGAACTATCTGATTCCATTACGGCTGGTGTAGGTGGGATAGTCGAATTATCAGCTGGCGTTATTACTTTTCTATATAGGTTTCTTTCAGCTGCTTTATGTTCTAGATCATTACCTGAAGCGTAAGCAAGTAGTACCGCAAGAGCTGAGTCATTGGCTCTTTTTCTTAAAAGCATTTCACGGTAAGCAAAGACTTCAGCAAGTTTGTAGGCAGGATCTGATTCAAGCGCCACATATTCGCTACCAGCCTGTCTCATTAGTTCATGAAACTCATCTAAGCCTTCTTTTAAAATGATTTCATAATCAATTTGCTCAACTACCTCTGGTGGAGGTAGTTGAGATAAATCAATAGCAGTAAGAGATCCAGCCATAATCCACCTAGCTTGTTGCTGCGCCAAAAGATAAAGGAACGCGAATAGAAGAACGTTGATTGTTATCAACAAGTGATAAATCTAGATCCAGAATATAAGCACCAGGATTTGTAATATTCAGTGAGACAGAATGTAATGAAACTCTTGGTTCCCATCTGATAATTGCAGTCGCTATTGCTGCATAAATTTGCATTTGTAAGATGTCATCAAAGGGACCATCCAATAATTGAAAAACCAATGATCCATACTCTCGGCGCATAATTCTTGAACCAATTGGAGTTGTCACAATGTCTTGAATCGATTGGTAGATATGGTCAAGATCTACAACAAGATTTTTACCAGTTGTACGCGACATCATGGTATTGGCCCTCCAGACTCTCCTGATCCAGGCTGAACACCAGATGTTCTATGATTTTTGAGACTAATGGCACCAGCTTTAACATCGCCTTCAGTACTGAAATCGCCTGTAGAGTGGCTACTTCCTTGCACTAACTGACTTCCGCCGACAGTATTATTTCCTGTCGTGACAGAACTTCCATTTATTAATAGGTTTCCATTGTGTGTTGTACCGCCTGATAAAGCATTTATGGTTAGGCCATCATTTGCATTAACTGTGACACCACCATTTGCATTAACGGTAACACCACCATTTGCAGTTACTTCAATTGTTCCCGTAGATGGAAGGATTGCCGACAAATGATGTGCAGCAACGTCATAAGCAATAATGCATCCATCCGCGAAAACACGGATTTTCTTGTTTAAATCATCAGAAGGGACAGGGTGGTCATTGTTATAAAGCCCATAAAAAACAATGCTGGTAGGACCAATTTCACCACAAGGTGAAATCACTATTACTTCCTCGTTTTCAGAGGGTGGATCCCAAGTCGAGTCATTACCGGAACGTGCATTGAAAAAGCGAATTTCAGGCGTAACGATATCGTCAAGATCTACAGTGACAAGGGGGATTGGTTTAGACGGATTTACAGTCTTGATTGTTCCGAACCGGATCAGATTCTCAAGACGACGATTAATGTCAGCATTCATGCCAACACTTTGCGTTAGAGTTTTTTTGTTTTCAGCAATCGGAACTTGTGAAAATGGTTTTCACAAGTTGAACTATTTAATATTGATGTGCTTAATGAATGATGACTCAACCAGATTAATCTCTTTATCTGTAAATCCTAGTAATTCACGTTTTGGGTAAATTGTATCCGGAGCAGATCTAGTAGCTCTATCTCTTAAACCGTACTGGTGTACTTTTGCAATTCGACTAACTCGACCAATAAAACCAACTGCAATTGATTCACTATTACTTAGTAATTTTAGATGGGTATTAGATTTAATACGGGAAAACATTTTTCTTTTTATTTTACCTTTCTGGTCACGTAAGCGTGTACGTCTATCTGTATATGCTGAACCATCAGGGTTTTGCTGTGCTGTAATATGCTGTCGTTGGCTAGTTCGTAGATCTCGTCCAATATTCTTAGCCAGTTTTGCCCTTTCACCTGGAGACAAACGGTCTAACAAGGGTTGAAGATATAGGGCAAGATCCTGAATATTATTCATGGGTTTTTACCCGGAAAAGGCATATCTAATGAACGTCCTTGAATATCGGCAGTTCTCCATGTTGCAAGTGTAGATCCATCTTTATCAATTAATTCAAAATCTGTAGGTGGGCCAAACTCAGTATATTGTGGTTCGGACGGGTAAGAGATCTCGAATTTCCCATCAGCATTCTTTTTCACAATTACACGTTCAGTTAAAGGGATTTTAAAGTGCAGATCATATTTGCTGTTATCAATGAGTTCAGCTTCAAAAGTAATGGCTTCTTTTACCTTATCTAGGTTGGCCATGAGCTCAGATTGGTTGTCCATAATCCAGGTGAAAAGGACAACACCAAATACATCTACATCACCCGCATAGTCAGTAATGATCATATCTAGCGTATAGGCCATTTCAAAGCTATATCCATTTGCTGCAGTACTCATTAATTTACCGTCATTAACAAAGATGAGTAAGCGATCCGGATCCTGTGGTAAATCCGGAATCGCATTTAGCAAATATTCACGTAAAGCATGGGGCTTTTTCATGCTGCAGTTTTCTCAAGATAAATTGGTTCAAGGTGATCCCATTCTTTTTGGAATTTTGCTTGATAGCCAAGTTTTTTATAGTTTTTGCCGTTGTAGAGTGTAAAGACGGTATTCCAATCTTGTTTTTGTAGGGCTTCTAATAAGCCAGGTTTCCACTCAATAAAACGGATAAATGCTTCAAGCTGGTTACTTTCACTAAGTTGCTGCTGATCAACAAATTCTTGAATAGACGAATAACCGAGATCTTTCCAGTTTTCGCCCATGATTTGAAATTGTCCCCAACTAGTGGACATAAGGGCAGATTCTTTATGAATATTTATGGCCATACTTAAACGGGTGTATTCGGCTGCGTCGCCTTTGTAACCACCCGTTAATGTATTCACTAAATTTGGAGTAATTTTTAATTGAGCATTCGCAAATGTTTTACCTAACACTTGGCTTAAATAAAAATACATTCGATGGCGTTCAAATAAAATTTTAGCCTTTCCATTTTGAAGAAAACCTACACCAAGGCCTTCAACTGCTCCGAAAACTCTAATAACTAATTCAGGAACTTTTAAACGAATTGCAGCTTTTTTATAGTCTTCATCTTTTAAAAACTTACTTATTGAATCACCAGCTAAAGCTTGACGAGTTTTATCACCGACTTTACCGTCAGCTACTAAGCCATATTTACGCTGAAGTTGAATGACTGCATATTCAGTACTTTCACCAAAATGACCGTCAATTGATAGGGGTTTACCTTTAATACCCTTGTAACCCATCTTCGCCAATTGCTTTTGAAGAGTTGCAACGGCATCACCTTTTGAACCAAATTTTAAAATCATGATTTACTCCAGATGAGCTTGGCCACATTTCCCTGACTACGATAAATAAGCACTGCCAAAACTATTGCAAAAATGGCATCCCATAAAGTTACGGGGTCCTTAAAGAAAATAATGAGAACTGATTGGCCTAAGAATGAGGCAATAAGTAAAGTTGCGAACCATGCATATTTGCGGTTGAAATTGCCATTGTGGTTAAAACAAACAATTCGGATCCCACAAAATAGATAGGCAAATAAAGCAATGATTTGGAATATATTTTCGATCATGTTTTTCCACCTCTAATTAGTTTGATAATGTCTGAAAGCTTGGCTTGTTTAAGCCAATCCACGGCTTTAATCAGAATGAATAAGCAGAATGTAGAAGCAATCAAAGCAGCCAATGCATCAGCTGTAATGAAGGTGTTTTCGGTGATGAAAGGTGTACAGATATAACCAATACCGGTTGAAAGAATGAGATTGATGAGCCTTTTGACAGCTGATAAATCTTTTTCATAACTTGCGATAAATGCTGCACCTAATACAGCTCCTAAAAGTGCATTACCATTGATAAAAGGCAAAATAGACATTGCACTAAGACCAATGACACTTGCAGACGTTGTTGTGGTGGTTGGTTCAGGCATAAATTCTCTCAATCCCAAAGCTGAATGCTTTGAACTTTATTTTGTTGAGTTGGGATGTCTGGTAATTGGACTTTGGTACCCATTGGAATGAATGGTCCAAATTCAGAAAGATGTGGATTGGCTTCTAATACTTGTTCAACTACACCAGTACTACGGCCGTATTCACGCCAGCAAATAGCGTCGACTGTATCGTGTTGGATTGCATAGATTTCTTTCATCTAAACCAACTCCACGTTGAGGCGACGAACTTTTTTTATATCGCGGATGGCAAAACGCAAATCACGTTTATAGTCATCAATCATCGGTGTCAATTCTTCGGCCTTCTGGCTGCCATTATTGGTGGTGTCATAAGATCGGTATCGTTCACAGAGTTCTGCACCAGCAGCTGCAGCGACTGCCCTGAAATACAAAACAGCAGTAATAGATTTTCCATTGACCTGTTTAGTTGTAATTTCTACTAATGTCGGGGCTTTACTGAGTAAGCTTTCCAGTTGTTCATTAACATGGATTACAGCAGCTTCTATAGCTGAAATAAGACGTTGATTGGTGACACTTGAATCTAAACGTAAAACTTCACGGACATGGTTGCTGGATACCGAAGGAAAGAACGGATCACTATTGATTACAACGTCCTGATTTGAAAAAGTACCGTTTGCAATTAATCCAGACATTTTTATTCTCGGTTAGGTGAGGGGTGGAGAGCTGAACCAAAAACAGAACAAAAGAATGTTTGTGTTTGGTCAGATCTGCCCCTCGGTGGGTGCTGGGCACTCGTTACGCCGGATCAGACTCAGAATTGTCTTGATCATCGACGTTTTGTTCTGCTAATAGCTTTTCAGCTTTTTGGAGTTCTTGTTTACAGCCACAGTTTTCATGCAGTTTCAGAGCAGTTTCGAAATATAAAACTGCTGCACGATAAGACTCTTTTTTAAGACTTGAACGACCCAGACCGACATAAAGCTTTGCACGGACTTCATCTGGCATGTCATGTTCAGCTGTCAGTTCAAAAGCTTTTTCTAAGGTCTCTAAATTGAAGTCTTCACCGGCTTTATGTGCAACACGTGCAGCATTGCCAATTTCTTCAACAATGACTGTGGCAGTTGAACGACTGAATGAATCAGGCATTTTCAGTTCATTCTGCAAAGCATACTCAGCAAGACTTAAACCTTGATCAAACAAGCCACAGTCAAAGCACCACAACATGATGGTCGTGATCACTTCATCTTGATCAATTTTGGCTCCAGATTTAATTACACCATCCACATAGGGCATGTGCTTAGGAATCAATTCTTTTTTTGCTTCAGCACGTTTTTCTTGTGACTGAATTGAACGCAAGACATGGATGTCATTTTTGAGTTCAGTCAGTTGTAATTGGTAGACGCTTGCGTCTGGACGTACACCACCAAATTCGTCAGCCTTGGCAGCCTCAATAGCTGCCTTAGCTTTCAGGAGGTGACGTCGAGCTGGACTCAACATAAATCACCTCTTTATAAAATTTCGATGTTTTCCACGAAACCTACTTTTTCGTAATTCTCAATGACGTAGGCATCATTTGAAGATTGGTATTCTTCAACTTGATCTAGTTCCGAGCGGTCAATAATTTGACGACGTTTACCAGACTCTTGGAAGTAAATTGAAAGGTTATCAAGTGAAGTAACTAATAATGCGTTTTCAGGAAAGAATGGAACACGTACAGCAGTTAAACCACCGATCTGTTTTTGACTTAATAAAATCTGCCCAGCTAAAGCATCGGTATTGTCTTTTGAATTATTGACTAATGGGAAGTTCTTATCATTAAGTAATTGACGACCACAAATAACGACGAGATCTGTATCATCTTGATGAATTTCACTGATCAGGTTACTAACTACGTCGGTAACCAAAGCGTCTAGATTATTATAATCACCAGTAGCACCAATTTTTACTTTCCCTGAAGCTTCAACGACTTCTTTCATATAACGCTCAGGCGCTTTAGTACGAATCTGCTCAAGCCAACCAATATTTACATCTTGAAGTAATGGATTTGCGGCACGGTCAGTATCTACGGCTGCACTAGTACCATTCCACCCGATCATAATCATGTCTAACGCAATAGCACGGTCAACGAACTTTTTCCAACGTGCATAGAAGTCTGGGAATTTTGCCCAAGCATCCATTTTTTCATAGCGAATAGCGACATCAAAATCAGTTTTATGGCATTTGTATGTATTTGACTTTAAGCCTGTTGGGTCTACTGGCGTACGCTTATTACCACCTTTAGTATTTGAGCGGCTAGCAATTGTTGAGCCTTGAGTCAGACCAATCGTATCGCCTTCAAGTTCATCAACAGGTTGGATATTAATCTTTTGCAAAAACTCTGAAGATTCTTGAAGTGTATCCACCATTTTCTGAGCGACAGAAGGTTCTACAGCAAATTTTACTGCAGCATTATCAATACCATTTAATGAAGCGACTGAACCAGTAGCATGATTAAATTTTTGACGTGTTAGTTTTTTCATTATTTAGCACTCGATTTGTTCAGAGAAGTTCCCAGTATTTTCAGGGGCTGGTGGCGTACGTGGGTTTTCTTCGCCTTGTAATTTGCTCTTCAATTCATTGAAGTCATTTTGAAGTTTTGAATACTTTTCTTTAAGGTCATTCTGTTCTTTGACGGTATTGCCAAAAGTCTTGGCAATTTCTTCTACTGATTTTGCAATTTCATTGAACTGGCCATTATTCTTTTGGCTTTGTTCTTCTTGTTTTGGATTTAGCCAATCAATAACTTTCGAAAATAAATTTGAAACAGGAGACTCTTCTTCAAATTCAAGCGCAATTTCTTCAGCTGCAGTGAATAGGTTATCTTTATGCTGCTTTTTGGAGGTAAATGGATTTACATCAGGATTTTTTGATGCAAATTCCATAATCTGAGTACCCAATGAAGCTGGGGTATCAGTAAATGCGATACCTACTAAATAGGCTTCATTGGTATCAGCAAAGTTTGGATTCACTTCAATTGAATTGAATAGTTTCTGGTTCTTACCATGCATCTCGATAAGATTGTCAAATGCTTCTAACTGAGCATATAAAGCCCATTTCTTTTGACCAGCAATTTCATCTTCTTGAGCTTTAAGCCCAATAACTTTTGCGTAGTTCCCAAATGTTGAGTCGGGTGTGAAACCACGGATATGTTCAATATTTGCCAAAGCTGTATATGTGTTTTGGCTATAGTTTTTCGCCATTTGTTGAATCCATTCAGGTTCAATTGTGCGACCATCGGTAGTTGCTCCAGCCACCGCAACCCGATAAAACTTGGATTTCTTACTCATGAATGGTGAATCCTGCTTAAATGTGAAAAATTCATAATTTACGTAGTAAGCAGAATCGGAATTACAGTAAAAAGAATCAATAAAACCCACTTGTGAAAACAGTTTTCACAATGCCACCTAAATGAATAAATACTTATGTATTGGCTTAATGAGCCAATGGATAATGCACTTAATACTCCGACAAAACTGACCTTCGATAACCGCCTCACAGCCAAATTTTTATATTGGATGGGGTGGCGAATAAGCTCGATTGCAGAATTCTTAAAAGAGAATGATAAAAATGTTCATGCGTGGAAAGCACGTGATGAATGGGATAAAGATGCTCCGGCAGGTCGTGTTGCTCAGGCATTAGAAGCACAGCTGGTCAAACTAATTATTCTTGAGAAAAAAACACCTGGTGATTTCAAGGAAATTGATTTGCTCATGCGTCAGTTGGAGCGCATGGCACGTATCGATAAATATGCAGACGGAGGCAATGAAACCGACCTCAATCCAAAACTTAAAAATAGAACTTCAGGTCCACGAAAACCAGTTGCAAAAAATCAGCTCACTGAAGAACAAATAGAAAAACTATGTGAAGACTTTGATGAGGGTTTATTTGAATATCAAAAAGTATGGTACCGAGCACGTGAACAGCGGAACCGTGCTTTATTAAAATCACGTCAAATTGGTGCGACTTTCTATTTTGCACGTGAAGCATTAATTAAAGCTGTGACAACAGGTCGAAATCAGATTTTCCTTTCTGCCTCAAAAGCACAGGCACATGGTTTTAAGACTTACATTAAAAACTTCGTCATGCAGTCTATTGAGATTGATCTACAAGGTGATCCAATTTCAATCACTTTACCGTGTGGAAATACAGTACAACTGATTTTCTTAGGTACGAATGCAAAAACAGCTCAGTCATATCATGGCGATTTGTATTTTGATGAATTCTTCTGGGTGCATGGTTTTGCCACATTGAAAAAAGTGGCATCTGCAATGGCTGCCCAAAAACAATATAAAAAAACCTACTTTAGTACACCTTCTAGCAAAACCCATGAAGCATATGCATTCTGGACAGGTGACGCATTCAATAAAGGTCGTACCAAAGAAAACCGAGTAGAGATTGATACGGACCACGGAACTTTAAAAAATGGGGCCTTGTGTGGTGACAAGATGTGGCGACACATCGTTAATATTTATGATGCTGAACGTCAAGGCTGTGACTTATTTGATATTGAAGAATTGATTGCTGAAAACAGTCCTGAAGAATTCGCAAATTTATATATGTGTAAATTTGTCGATGATGGTCACAGTGTTTTTCCTCTGTCAATTATTCAGCCATGTATGGTCGACTCTTGGGAGTTATGGTCTAAAGACTTTAAGCCTTTAGCTTTACGTCCATTTGGTAATAAACCGGTTTGGATTGGATACGATCCCGCAGAAAGTGGTGATAGTGCAGGACTTGTAGTTATTGCACCACCTGAACCTGATTATCCAAAATTCCGTCTCCTTGAACATCACCAGTTCAAAGGTATGGACTTTGCCAGCCAAGCGCAATACATCAAGAAATTAACAACAAAATACAACGTCAAATATATCGGCTTAGATAAGTCAGGTTTGGGAACTGGTGTAGCGCAATTGGTCCTTGAATTCTTCCCAAATTTAACCACCTTCAATTATAGCGTCGACGTTAAAACACAATTGGTCATGAAAGCAATGGATGTGATCAACAAAGGACGTTTTGAATTTGATGCCGGATCTACTGATGTGGCCATGTCAATTATGGCAATTCGTAAAACACTGACAGCTTCACAAAGACAAATGACATTTGAAGCATCTCGGGCAGAAAACATTGGCCATGCAGATTTGGCTTTTGCCATTTTTCATGCATTTTTCAATGAGCCACTTTCACTTGATAACCAAACAAAATCTAAAAAATCCTCTATGGAGATTTACTAATGTCCGATAGCAAAGTGCATGCATTTACATTCGGTGAACCTGAACCGGTGATGAATGGCCGAGACTTATCACAGTTCTATGAAACATGGTTATGTGGCAAATATTACGAGCCACATATCAGCATGAATGCTTTAGCAAAATCGTTTAAAGCTATGCCGTACTTATCGACTGCTGTGTTCTATAAAAAGAATCAATTGGTATCGTCGTTCAAACCAAACAAATTGATTAATTCATCAGAGTTTGAACGTATTGCATTTGATTATTTGGTTTTTGGTAATGGTTACTTGCAACGGATCGAAAACCGATTGAATGAACCGCATCACTATGATGGACTCATGGCCAAGTACACCAGACGTATGAAAAAGTCTGATGAATTTTTACAGTTGCTCAATGGGTTTGAAGAACATACTTTTAAACCCGGTACGGTCTGCCATATCAAGGGCATCGATGTCGATCAAGAAATCTACGGGACACCTGAATATATTGCTGCACTTCAGTCGATTTGGCTGAATGAATCAGCAACTTTATTCCGTCGCAAGTATTACAACAACGGTTCACATGCTGGCTTCATTCTATATCTAACCGATACCCAAATCGATGATGATGATGTCGATGGAATCAAACAAGCAATGAAAGACGCACGTGGACCAGGTAACTTCAGAAATTTATTCCTTCATGCACCCGGTGGTAAAAAGGATGGTTTGCAACTTATTCCTATTAGCGAATTGGCTGCCAAAGATGAATTCCTAAATATTAAAAACGTTACACGTGATGATGTACTTGCATCACAACGTACACCACCACAATTGCTCGGCATCATTCCTTCAAATGCAGGTGGCTTCGGATCCATAAGTGAAGCGCGAGAAGCCTACTGGTTTTCAGAAATAATTCCACTTCAAAACTTATTTGTGAACACAGTGAATGAATGGGCAGGGGATGAAATCGTAAAATTTAAAACATTTAATGAAGTTAAACCTCCTACAAATTAATATTCAATTTGACTAAAAATATAAAAAGATAGAGATACTTAGTGTCTTTATCTTTTTTTGTTTATACTTCAAATTGACTTAACAATTATCATTTTGAACATGCAAGAAAAAGAAAATAATTCAAATAAAGATTTAGAGAAAATAGATCAAGATATTAACTTTCATAGGGAGTTAGTAATTTTTCTAATTGTAGTTGTAGTTTTGGCTTATTTAGCTATCGCATCAAATCAGATTTCCATCTCAGAAAGTCTTGAAAAGTGGGGGACTTTTGGTGACTTCTTTGGTGGAATTCTGAATCCCATTTTTGCCCTATTTGCATTTTATTGGCTAACATATTCAGTACGACTTCAAATTAAAGAACTCAAAGATACTAGAGAAGAACTAAAAAAAGCAGCAGCAGCACAAGTTGAATCAGCAAGGCATCAAAAGTCAATTGCAGAATTGGAGAATGAAAATGTTATTACTCAAAAAGAGTTATTAGCTTTACAGGAAAAAACATTGCTTTCCCAACAAATGGCAAATAAAGCTCAACAACAACAAATTGAAATTCAAAATTTTGAAAGTTTATTTTTTGAGTTAATTAAAACAAAGAATAATTCGATAAATATGATAAAAACAATTGAAACAGATTCTCATATAGTTACAGAAACCAAAGGAATAAATGTCTTTGAAAAAAGATTAGAATATTTAAAGCAAAACGACAGTTTTGATTATTATTATAAGAAATATTCATATGATATATTTTCAAGTTATATTCGTATATGTGATCAAATTTTAATTCTTTTAGTTCACTCAAAAAGTAAGGGTATTAATATTGAAACATATATAAATATATTTAAAGCAACGTTAAGTAGAGTGGAGTTAGAACTAATTTTTGTTAATGGTTTTATTGATTGCAATTTAAAAGAAAATATTGAGATGACTTCATTGTTTGAAGGCTTAAATCCAAATTATGATATGTCATATGCAGAAAAAAATTTCTTAATGAGAAATGGTTTTTTTTATAATTCAATAGCTTTTGGTAAAAATGAAGAGTGGGGATTATATTTTAAAGAGTTTGCTCTATGTGAATTTGAATCTGAAAATATAAATATGTTAAAAGATCAAATCAGTATCTTACGTAAATATTTAATACTTTATACTTATGATGGAATGGGGCAATTTAAAATAGTTAGTCTTGGCCAATTACAACAATTGGTTTCAGACAAGCTATTAAGTCTTAGTGAGGAAATAAATCTGGATGATAAAAATTTAAATCAATTTGAAAGTCTGAAGAAGATTAGTATTACAGATGAACTTTACTTCATTCTTAAATATTATCCAAACTTTAAGAGCCAAAATAAATTTTAAAGCTCTATAAATTTTAATATTGACCCTACAAAGTATCTAAGCTACTCTAAATTTACCACCCTCATGGTGGTCGAGTTTGGTCGCTCGTTTAGAAACATATGGTAGACAGCCGCTACTAGCGGATTTTTTTTGTCTATAATTCGGTACACCCGTTGTTATGGTGGATCGGATGGGGAGGCTAACGCCTGCCGTTTTACCTGTGTTTCACGGTCGACCAACCCCGTTCGGTCTGCCACCCCAGTTTGGTCGCTGGGATGGCATAGCAAACCAAACACAGGTAAATAGAACTATGACTCCATTATTAAAAGCTGGTAACAAGCCAGCCAGTCCAGAAGACTTACTTCAAACAGTCAGCGACTCTCTTTCTAAACTAGAACACTACCTATCAGCTCTTTCACGCATGCACTTTGACGATGACCTTCCAAGTGATGAGTTCAACGCCATCATGTGTGGGTTACACCTTCAGGTCCACGAGATCTGCCAGCAAATCAAAGCTTGACTAAAATCTGAGGGGTATGGGCCGAAGTTGCTCATTCTCCTTCAGCGGGGGCGGTTGTCCCCCCACCACACCTGGGCAGTAAATATGTCGAATACTCTACAAAAATTCAGTCACCCACATTTGTGGGTAAAACGGCTGTAGATATGGCTTACGTTAGAGCAAAACACTACAAAATTGATTCTGCATTTTTCTACACGGTTTCCACAAATTTCCACAGAAAGAAACTCATTGAAAAGTCACGGTCTAAAACAGGCCTTTTAAAATCAAAATAAAAAATCTGAAATTAGGTAACACACACCTAAAACTACACTTAAGCATATGAATTAATTATGAAAAACCTGTTACTAGAAAAGGTAACATTAGGGAACAAGCTAGGTAACAAGTTAATTAAGTTATTGATAAATATTAAATTGTTTAGTAACGCTCTGTTACCTGAAAAGTGGGTAACATGTTACTTAGAAGTTACTTAATTGTTACTTTTTAAAATTAATATATTTATATTATTATTCATATACTTAACTGGTATTTTCTAAATCTGTTACTTTTGTTACCTGTTTTTTTTGTCATTAGAAATTTTGAGTTTTCATTATTTTGGCACTTCTTTTGATGCTTTATAAAAATCACCATAAATCGTACCTTCTTCCACATTTACCCACATTTTTTTGATTAAACCTCTGTTATTCAATTCTTTTCAGACCCCGACCCTCGGACCATATTCGGAATCGTAAGATTCTACTAAAACCCCTAAGCTAACGGTTTAGGGGTTTTTTGTTGGGCAAGTTTTTAATTTTCTAAAAGCTTTGGTTCAATTAAAGCTTTTAGAGAAGCGTATTGGTTTAATGAAATTATTCCTGAGCAGACGCGATTTGCAGATACAGTCAATGAATAGGCAGGGGATAAAATTATTGGATTCAAATCTTTTGAAGAGGTAAATCCACAAGTTTAATAAAATTATTTTAATAGTTTTTTAATGTTATTAGGATGAAAGAAATATATTAAATACAAAAATAATATGTTTAATTAAATCAAAAGATATTTAAAATTGAAATAGTATAAGTCAATATAATTAATATTGACTTATATAGATTAGAAATTAAAATCCCAATCAATTTTATCGATAGTATCTTTAGGCAAGTTATCAATAGTATTTTGAAGCTGATAAACCATAGCTTTACCATTCACAATCAGCTCATTTATTTCTTTATTGCTAATATTAACAATTTCTCCATCTTTGGTAATTCCAGCACGGTGTACACAATCATGACGTTTACTAACAGCTCTGCCAAACCAACCTATATCACCAAATTTATGATCTAGGACGCTGTCAAACATCAACTTAATTTTATCTACTCTATGAAATATAAATTTACTAAGATATTCACTTATTTTTTTCTCAACAAATTTATCATCTTTTACTAAATCTGTTAGTTTGTACTCTAATGTATTAAGATCTGGATTTGTAATACAAAGTTTTTTGAATAACTCTTTTGAGTTTAGTACGGTGTGTATGAAAATAGAGGATAAATATCCTTCTAATGCTGCAACAATATGTGCATATACCATCGTGTTAAATGAATTGTTTAACACAGCACCAGAAATATTTACACCTTCTCGAAGGTTATTTACAATTTCTAACTGTTTTTCTAAAATTTCAAGTTGTCCACCATTACTAATTGACCATTGTAATTCTTCCATTTCATCAAAGGTATAATAAGGTGTCCCACAACTAATATCATTTGAATTCCCATCCGAAAAATAACAACTTGCCCCACCAAATGTATTTAGAACAATTATTTCATGTTCATAATTACATTGATCACAAAGAATATAATCTTCTGTTTCAACAGTACTATCTGAATTTTTTTCAGCAGAAAAGTCAGGGTCAGGAACATACACCAAAGCTTCTATATGGTTTTCACAATTATTACATTCAAAATGAATGTCCATTACTAAATCTTGACGGGATTCTAAGTAATCCATTTTATTTCTCATAATTAAAAAGTAATAAATACTAGATCAAAAACTTAAATTATTGACGGCTTATAGTATCTAAAATACTCCGAATTTACCACTCTACTTTAGTGGCTGAGATTGGTGTCTAGCATAAATATAAAGTCAAAAACCGCTACAAGAGCGGTTTTTGACTGAAGGTTTATTGTAATCTTATTGGAGATCGCATGAGGGCTAAAAAATTAACCTGCATATTAAAATTATTCCTCAATCATATGTACATATTTATGCCACTCTTCAACTAAATCTTCGGAGCATTTATTAGTAGGGTAATAAGCATTCTTACATTCTTTATAATCATTTCTTGACGATTTAACGTGCTCTATATAGTAAAAAAATAAATCAAATAAAGATGAATTTCCATTAAATGAGTAAACATGGTAATCAAGGTAATCACAAAGCTTAGCAGCTTCACTTCGCTCTCCGCTCCTATGTAGAGCGTATTGACGAAATCTTATTTCATGGAAATTAAGGTGTAATTCATAGAAGTGGTCAATAAAATTTATCTCTTTATAAGTTTCAATTAATCTCATTTCTGAATAAATTAAAAATAAAAAAAGAAATAATTTCTTTCGATTATCTAAATTTCCTTTTAATAATGAAAATTTATTAATAATTCGTATAAGTTGTCGTGGATTAGGAGAATAAATTTGACATAAATTCATGTAAATATGAATTTCCGTATAATCTAGTAATAGTTGAAAGTCCTGATTATAGTTTTTTAAAATTTCAGAATATCTATTGCCATCTAAATCTCTACTTTTTAAAATTATAGAAAAATCAATAAATTTTTCTAAATAATTAGCTGTATTTGAGAATCCATAAAAGTTATTGATCGATTCTTCTAGTTGTTTTTTATTAATAGCAAGAATGAATACCACTTTTGGAATATCAAAAAAGTGTTTGATGCGTTCAATAAGACGAATTGCAAATTCTGGCTTACAACGGTCAAGTTCATCAACAATAAATACTAAAGGTTTATCTAATTTAGACGTTATTTTTGCTAAAGCTTCTTTAAAGTATTGTAAGGATTGCTTTTCTTTATCGTAGTTTTCAACTTGTGCTGAAAGATGTTCTTGTAATTTTTCATTGAGAAGTTTTGCAGCTTCTTTTCCAAAATCATCAGCAGTTTTAAGTTTTTCTACTGTTTCTGCTACAGGTTTAGCCAAAGCATCCATACCTACAAGTGATGTAGTAAGGTACCAAAGTAACATTGGTAAGTTAGGAAGAATTGCTCTATAAGCTTTTCCTATAGTTTCTTTAATTGTATCTATGTTTGTTTCTTCACTTTCGAGACAATTAGCAATTTCCATGGAAATAGTTAAAAAAGGATCGTCAATATAATCTTGATTAAAAGCATTCAAATAAATAACTTTAAAATTGTTTTGTTCTAATTTTGCTTTCCAATTTTTAACAAACCAGGATTTACCCGCTCCCCATTCAGCGTCAATTGCAATAGTTGCCCCAACAGTTATACGTGAGACATGATCTGTTAAACGATTTGCTAATGCTTCACGTCCCCAAAAATCATTTTCAAATGGAGTTTCGATTTTATCTGAAATGTCTTTAATGAGTTTATAAGAGGTATCTTCGGAGTTAGCTGCGATATTCAAAGTATTAAGCCTATTAGTTATTATTGACGACTAACGAATAGTATCTAAGCTACTCTAAATTTACCACCTACATGGTGGTCGAGATTGGCGTCTCGTTTTGAAAACAAAGCTGACAAACCGCTGTTAAAGCGGTATTTTTTGTCTGAAGGTTCGTTATGCCTTTTTATAAAAAAAATCGTGTGAGCATCCTTCTGCCGACAATTTCTATTATAGGCTTAGCGATGTGCCAAGCGTATTCAGTCGGACATTATAATTCTTATTCAAATATTATTTTTTACTCTGTTTTACTCGTATTCTGAACTCGCATTTCTTACATCTTACAACTCTTTACCTTCAAACATTTGTTGTATTTTCCTCAAGCATACCCACTTTATGTATCTGAAAACCTTTAATTGAAACTTCACATTTCTATTTTGAAAAGAACGTTGCTCTTTTAATGTACTGTGTTAAAGTTTGTAGTAGATCATAATGATTATAAGTACATTTTTAAGAGCGGTTCCGACCAAAAACGACAAAATCTGTGAGGCGGGCAATGACATTCCAACATTTAGAACTAAACCAGATTGAGCAGTTAAGTGCTTGTAGAATATCGCTTTTGCTTGGATTAAATGCCGAGCAGAACTATATCGAGCAATTTTTCCGGTTTAGTCTTCGTCTTTTGAAGTGTAAAAAAGCCTTATTGACTTTTAATCAAGAACCTTACTTTTG